TTGGGAGACAAGAGGAGAAGGAAGCTACTATAGCGGTGAAACTAGCCCTAAAACTAATACTAAATCAGCTAATTTAACATTAAGTGGTGTAGGTTTCAACGAAAATAATGTGAGCAATGATGCCGCATTTGATTCTATCACATTTTCTTACCCTAAAGTGTACCCACTTGGAGAAAGTGAACCCTTATCTGATGAAGAAGAAGAAGACCTTATAAAATTTAATTTTAAAATCATTAGCCCAGGAGAATCAGAAAACGCTAAACCAAAAGTAACCGTATTAAAATTTCGGGCTTTTTTAGATAGCTTCACCGACGACTATAGTGCAGAATGGAATAGTTTTAAGTACATAGGTAGAGCAGAAGATTTTCATACATACCAGGGATTCGGTAGAACTATTTCATTTGGCTTTAAAGTAGCAGCATTATCAAAAAAAGAGCTTACTCCACTTTACAATAAACTAAATCTATTAGTTGGATCCTTAGCCCCTTCTTATGTAGGTTCTAGTTTCATGAGGGGTAACTTTGTGGGAGTAACAATTGGAGATTACCTAATAAACCAAACAGGATTTTTTAGTTCTGTAGGTTTAAGTTGGAATAACGATTATCAATTTGGCGGAAAAGGAGAAGAACTACCAACAGTATTAGATGTAACCTGTGCCTTCACACCAATACATAAATTTAATACAGCATACGGAGGGCAGTATATTAATAATGTAGGTAATACCTTAGAAAGTCCTCAACCCATAGGAGCAGCAGAAAAAATAGTAAAGAGTGACAAAGCATAAAAAGCAATGAAAATACTATAATAGTGAATAGATACAAAAAAATACAAGTTAATAGAGATTCTGAAGGTATACAGTATTATAGCAATGCTGTATTTCCAGACATCCCCTTAGATTCGGAAGATATTTACGCAATAACATCTGCAGGGGATAGATACGATACTTTAGCTTTACAGTTTTATAACAATGCTTCATTTTGGTGGATTATTGCCGGTGTTAATAGTTTCAAAAAAGACTCACTAGTAGTCGCACCAGGAGTACAAATCAGAATCCCAGCAGATCCATTTAATGTTATTAAACTTTACGATGAATTAAATAAAGAAAGATAATGGCAGAAAGTAGAGCATATGGTGTACCGGTTAGATCTGAAGTACATAATCAACTAGAAGCCAGAAAAAAGATTCTTAAATCTAGTGAAAGATCTTTAGATCAAACTATGTTACTTCATAACCGTGGAGGCTGGTGTAAAATGGTATCTAGCGTTGATAGCAAAGAAACGCCAAACTCCGAAGAATACACAAGTAAACTAGCATCAAATTTTATTTTACAAGGCGGTACTTTAAAGAGTTCTGAAGATTCTACAGGAAAACGGAAATATAGTAACAGAGGTGGAATAGACTTTCAAGGTAATTTTTTAGATGATAATGTAACAAGCTCTTACGGATACTCTGAAAATTCCGGATTCAGACCAATGGTAGGAATTGATTCATTCAATGTGATATCCCAAGGAACTATGGGAACATTACGAAAAGCACAAGTAGGTTTTAGTGTTTGGAGTTTAGATCACTTAAATGCTATAGAACAATTATACTTCAGACCAGGCTTTAACGTACTAGTAGAGTACGGAGCTGCTTCGTATATAGATTCCTCCGACGATAAGTTAGAGGTAAGTACTCTTCAATCAACAATATCAGAGGACTACATTAATAAAACCAAAACGTTAGAAGAATTACAAAAAGACATAGAACAACTTGAAAAAGATACAAGTTATAACTATACTGCTTTTCTAGCTCGAATAATAAACTTTAGTTGGTCGTATAATAGTGAAGGAGGATTTGATTGTACAGTTACTATGCAAGCAAGAGGAGAAGTAGTAGAATCTATAATGGTATTTAATGCAGATCCAAAAGAAAGCCAGCTCAGTAAAATTATACCACCAACGAATAAAGATCCTGAATATGCTTTTTATAAGGCTATAAAGGCATTAAAGCGTACTGATATACTTCTTGAAGATAATGGAAAGTTTGAAAAGACATTTCTATTAGGAAAAGATGGAGAAATAGATGCTACAAACCCGCCTATACAGACTGTAAGCAACACATTTAACGTAGAAGGCCTAGAAGAAACTAACTCTTCTGACACTTCATTTGCTGCTGGTACTAGCTATGAAAATAAATTTTCATTTATATCACTAGGGACTTTTTTAAATTTATGTAATAACCTCCTAATCCCTGAAAATGAACAGGGAATTAAGGAAACTTATCTTAGGACTAAAAGGTACAAAGAGAAACTATCAAGCCCGTATATAACATTTCCTGGTCATGTAGCTCTAGATCCGAGTATATGTATGTTACCTAAAAAAGAACAACCCACACAGTTCTTATCAGACATAGAAGTATACGGTAGATTTAGTCAAGCAGGTACTAAATACCCTAATGAATTAATTAACGATAAACTAGAATGGTTTAATGTGTACCATATCCTCTTAAATGTTAAGTTTCTAGAAGATACAGTCTTAGGTTTTATAGGAGATGCCTCTTCTTTAGCTGATGTAAATTTATTTACATGTATCAAGAAAGTGCTGGATGGAGTTAATAATAACTTAGGAAGTATAAATAAGTTAGATTTAGATTTAGATAAAGTAGACAATGAATGGAGAGTCGTAGATAGACTCTACTATGACCCTGAAAAATCCGGGATTGAAGCTCTTAGTGTTCTAGACCTTATGGGGCTAGGGAGTATGGTCACAAACTTTACCCTAGAAACAAAAATATCCGGAGAATTGTCAAGCAACATGGCTATTGCCTCCGCAATGACAGGTGAAGATCAAAACTTAGAGTCGATGTCACGTTATAATGACGGGGTACAGGATAGGTATAAAAAATCACTTACAGTTGGCGAAAAAGAAGAGAAAAAATTAGCAGCATCAACTGATACTGCAACAAAACTGTCTAAAAAGATTGATGCAATTGTAGACATAGCAGCTAGTGTCTCTGAAGTTTATTCATTATATTCGTATACTAAGAAATTTGACAAAGAAGCTATATCTAGTGCAAAAGCAAACCATACTGACTACTGTGAAAAAACATATAAAGAGTACAATAGAGGGTTAAGGCAGAAAGGAGTTAAAACACCATTTAAAGGCATAATACCTTTAAACATTGATTTAACTCTTGACGGAATAAGCGGACTCAGAATAGGAGAAGCATTCAGAATACACAATAACGTGCTACCAGCTAGGTACAATGATAATATAGGTTTTATTATAACTGCATTAGATAATACTATAGAAAGTACTAATAGGTGGACAACTAAGATTACAGCAAAAATGTTTCAACTACCTGCAAGTGAAAAAACTTCCCCAACATATGCAGCAGCAATGGAAAAATTAATTGGACAAAAAGAAGTAAGAAAGAAAGCAGCTAAACAGTATGTTAAGACACAAGCAACACGAGGACAGAAGAATGTTAAAGCCATGTACGGTGAACCTGGAGACCGTAAGAACTTCTCAACATTAATAGTACCAGACGGATTTAATCTTACCTATGACGGGAAACCAGTAAGAAAGATAAACGGTGTACATAAAAAAGTAAGCAGTCAATTAAGAGCATCTTTCTACGGTATATTAGCAGAATATGGTTCAGCAAGAATAAAAGAACTAAAAATAAATGTTTACAGTGGTACCTATAATAAAAGAGCAAAAAGAGGCGGTACAACCTGGAGTATGCACTCTTGGGGTATTGCAATAGATTTATATTATGCTAAAAATAAATTAAGAACAAAAGCACCAGAAGCAGCATTCTCTAGACCAGAGTATAAGAAAATGATTGATATTTTTGAGCAGAACGGATGGTATAGTTTAGGAAGAGCTAAGAACTACGATTACATGCACTTCCAAGCATGGAACCCAAATCAAAAAGAATAATATGTGGCTACCGGCATTTAAATACTTAAAAGGACTATTAGCACTAAGAGGGCAGTTTATGTTGCCTTCTGGACAACCGTATGAAGGATCGTATCATAAACTCTACAACGGTAAAACATTTACAGGTGACATACCTAACGTAGATGCTATTGAGATATTTGCCGATGACTCAGAACCACATTTACCGGACCCTACATATGAACAGATGATAGTATCTGAACAAGTATACCCAGTACCTGAAGACTACAAAAAAGGTTTTTTCTTGAGATACTTTATTAAAGATACTAGAAACGGTAAAATAATAGAAGTTAAAAAAGAAACATCTACAAAGAAACTTAAGGAAAAATTTCTTATAGGTACTTCTATTAAGTGGATAATAGATAAACCAATCAAAGATATATTCAATCAAGGGTACTTGTTTAAAGGAGCGATTACAAGAAATAAAGAAAATGCTAAAAAAGGATCTTTAGTAATTAAAGGACTAGATACATTTATTACTGAGTATGACAAATTTGCAGATATACAATCAGATGTAAAGGGGTACAAGTTTGAAGAGTTACCAAGAAAAGAACAAATTCGAATAATAAGTGGTATTTCTAGTATACAGTCTAAACCTCTTATTAAAAATAAACCTAGATTTAAAAAGAAACCACCAAGAAAGGTAACACCCTTCGAGGAAATTATCGAAGTAGATACTAATAACAACACATCCACTACAACCTCAGGCACTAGTAGCGGTGGCGGTGGAGGCGGCGGGTCTCAATACTTTGACGAAGTAAGTAATAACTCAGGTAATACTTCACCTAATAATTATATTTCAACAAATAACAACTATTAGTTTGTAGCTTAGCTTATATTTCGTATATTACATAAAAGGTTATAAGAATGTTTTATATAGTAGAAGAAGAGAGTAAGCTACTTCAATTAGAGAAGTTAAAAGGTGTAGGGTGTTACGTAGACATTATACCTACCCATGACTTATACCATCCAGCTCTTTCTAAAACTGTAGCAGTCTACATAAGGACAGTAAAAAGCGGACATGGATACATTATACCCATTGATCATGAAGAAGGTCTAAATGTAGATAAAGAACGTATCTACCAATTCCTATCTAAATTTACTACACTATATACAGTTGATAAGAAGAAATTGCTCTATCACTTTAATCTACAGGATGCAATAGATATATCGCTCTTGTACAGTATGACTTATTACGATAGATTAGAGGTTACTAAAACTAACCCCACTATTAACTCCTTTTATAATAAATTTCGTAAGGTAACAGAAATAAATAAGATAATACCTATCTCTAAACATTTTGAAATAAATGAAAATGCTTTTGAATCTATAGAACATATTTTAGAGTTACCTATTCCTGATGGATTTCACTTCTATAATAATACCGCAACTAACGTATTCTACCTAATAGAACAACAAGGTATAGGTATTAACTATGAACCTTTCTTAGAGAAGTTCTCTCCAAGGGATCCACTGTATAACATAAAAGATAACAAAGTACTAACATATTATAATTTATACAATGCAACTTCTAGACCAACTAATGCTTATAATAGCGTTAATTTCGCTGCTATACCTAAAAGTGAAGAGCACAGAAACTGTTTAATCCCGTCCAATGATTACTTCGTTGAGTTTGATTTCGATGGCTATCACCTTCGTTTACTTTGTGATCAGATTGGGTATGAACTAACACCTGAGTCAGCTCATAAGCAATTAGCAAAGCATTACTTTGGAACACAGGATATAACCGATGAACAATATAAAGAGGCTAAACAGATTAATTTCCAAGCTATTTACGGTAAAATTCCTGCTGAACATAAAGATTTAGAGGTTTTTAAACTGATCCAAGAGTTTATAGACAATATGTGGTCAGTATACCAGGAAATAGGAGTAGTATGTAACCCTCAATCGGGGAAACCCTTTACTAAGGACCTTAAAAATATGCATCCAGCTAAATTAATGAATTATATGATGCAATCGTTGGAGACCTCAAATAATATTCTTATATTAAAAGAAGTGTTACGTTATTTACAGAATAAGAAGACCAAAATAGCGCTATACACTTATGATGCAATACTCTTTGATTTTGATAAAGAGGACGGTAAAGAGACTTTAAAAGAACTGCAAATCATACTAGAATCCAGTAAGAAATACCCAGTAAACTTTAAGTACAGTAAAAATTTAGTTTTGTAGAACAGTTTATATTTATATTAAATGCAATTAGTTACAGATTTTTCCGTCGCATATGATTTCGACGATGATATTTTAAACGACGATATGAGTAATAAACTGTTTTGTACATTTTCTACCCAAGAAGGATTAGATGATGTATTATCTTCAATTCAAGAAAGATACAAGATTATATATAGTAAAATTTTCGTACTTTATTCAAAAAGTCAAAATGAGTACATCTGTACTTATAATGTAGACTTCGGTAATGTATCTGCTTTCTTAGACAATACTATTTTAGTACATAGAAAGAAAGAAACCAACACATTGTACACAATCAATGCGTTAAACACTTTAATTAGAGAGCTAAACGGCGGAGTACTCGACACCACTTACAGAATTAATTGGCCAGACTACAAAAACTGTGTGCTACTTACGAAAGGTCCTGAATTAAAAAGGATTAATACCAAACTATTTAACATAATAGAGTTGGATCATTAATATATTTTTCGTATATTGATAGAGTAATACATTTAAAATCAGTTATATATGGACATTAATGCAATCAAGGCAAAACTAGACGCCTTAAACAACAACGGTCAGGACCGAGAAAAGACTGACTACTCAAAGATTTTTTGGAAACCCGCATTAGGGAAACAAACGCTAAGGATAGTTCCTTCTGCTTTTGACCCTAGTTACCCTTTCAAAGAACTTAAATTTCACTACGGAATTGGGAAGTACCCAATGGTAGCACTTTCAAACTTTGGAAAACAAGATCCAATTGAAGAATTCGTAAAAGAGTTAAGAAAAACTAATGATAAAGACAACTGGTCTCTATCTGGTAAGATTAACCCTAAAACTAGAATCTTTGCTCCTGTAGTAATTAGAGGAGAAGAAGAAAAAGGAGTTCGATTATGGGGATTTGGAATTACCATTTATAAAGCTCTTTTAGCGTTAGCTGAAGATGAGGATATTGGTGATTTTACAGATGTAATCAACGGATGGGATATGGTAGTAGAGCAATCAGCTGGTAATCCTTACCCTGAAACTACTGTGAGAATTAAACCTAAACAAACACCTTTATCTGATAATAATGATTTAGTTGATTCTTGGTTAAAAACTCAACCAAACCCTACAGAAGTACATACTCAGTACGATTACGAATTTATTAAAAAGCAACTACAAAACTATCTGAACCCAGGTTCTGTTGAAGAGGGAACTCCTGAAACACCTGCTACAGATAAACTGCCAGAAAGCTTAGGTCAGCAAAAAACAGACTTTACTTTGGAAACAGCTACGGCTGGCAACAAAACCACAGTAAATAAATTTGATGACTTATTCAACGAGTAAAATATGGCAAAGAAAAAAGAAGTAGTACAAGCAAAGGCGGCTGCTAGTGTGCAGAAGTCATTTAACCTAGGTAATTTCAAGAAGAAAAAAGGATATTCCTCTTCTTCTGTAAAGTTCAAAGAGCAGGGGTGGATTCCCCTCTCTAAGGCTTTTCAAGAAATTACTTCTCTACCGGGAATACCGACAGGTCATATTACCTTATTAAGAGGTCACAGTGATACTGGAAAAACAACAGCTTTACTAGAAGCAGCTGTAAACGCTCAAAAGATGGGAATTTTACCTGTCTTTGTAATTTCAGAGATGAAATGGTCATGGGAACATGCTAAAGAAATGGGCTTACAGTTTGATGAAGTAAAAGATGCTAACGGTACCGTAGTAGATTACGAAGGGCATTTCCTTTATGCTGATAGAGGTTCATTAAACACTATTGAAGAAGTAGCAGTCTATATGGCTGATTTAATGGACGAACAGGCAAAAGGTAACTTACCTTATGATATGTGTTTCTTTTGGGATTCAATTGGATCTATACCTTGCGACTTATCAGTACGTTCTAATAAGAACAATAATGAATGGAATGCAGGAGCAATGTCTACTCAATTCGGTAATAACTTGAATCAAAAGATTCTTTTATCAAGAAAAGAGAACTCACCTTATACTAATACATTAGTTGCTATTAATAAGGTATGGACTATGAAACCAGAACACCCTATGGGACAACCTAAATTACAGAACAAAGGAGGAATGTCGATGTGGTACGATGCTACATTAGTTGTAACCTTTGGTAATATTACTAACCCTGGAACCTCTAAAATTAAAGCTGTTAAGAATGGACTTCAAGTGGAATTTGCTAAAAGAACTAACATTCAGATAGAGAAGAACCATATTGGAGGAGTACAGTCAAGAGGTAGAGTAGTGATGACATCTCATGGATTTATCGAAGACGATAAGAAAGCTATTGATAAGTATCGAGATGCTCATAAAGAACACTGGTTAAAGTTAGTAGGTTCTGTAGACTTTGATCTTATCGAAGAAGGAGATTTAGAAGAAACACCAATATCTCCAAACTTACTAGATTAATGGCATACGAAAATATACTCAGTAATCTAAAAGAGACCGCACCCCGATCTTTAAACGATCATATACTTGTAGTAGATGCTATGAATATGTTAATTCGTAGCTTTTCACTCCTAAAAGCGATGAACCCTTCAGGCTCCCACATTGGCGGCATTGTCGGGTTCCTCCGCTCCTTAGGGTATGTGACTCGAATATTTGATCCAACAAGGGTAATAATAGTGTGGGATGGAAAAGGAGGATCAGCAAATCGAAAGAATGTAGATCCTAACTATAAAGCTCAAAGAGCAACAAGTAGAATAACTCATTGGGGTTTATACGATACTAAAGAGCAGGAAATGGAAGCTCTAATAGGTCAATTGCAAAGAGTACAGGATTATTTGGAATGTCTTCCAATGCAATCTATGATGTTAGAGAAATTAGAAGCAGATGATATAATAGCATACTTAGCTAAGAAGTCATCAGCATCAGACGTCAAAAAATGTACTATTGTATCTTCAGATAAGGATTTCTTACAGTTAGTGGACGATACCGTTGAGGTATACGCACCAATAAAGAAGAAAACCTTTACAGAATCTAATATAAATGCTGAACTACAGGTTCTTCCGGAAAATTATAATGTAGTCAAGGCACTACTGGGAGATAACTCCGATAATTTAGCAGGTGTCAAAGGATTAGGCATAAAAACTATATTATCAGAATTTCCTGACCTTATAGATAAACCAGGTACTGATTTACAGTATGTTTACGATATATGTGAAGCTAAATTAGAAGAAAAGAAAGTTAAAAAGATCTTTCCTAAGATTATTACTCAATGGGATAGAGTTGAAACTAATTTTCAATTAATGGACTTACATATTACTGCTTTAGATGAAAAAGAGAAGAAGTACGTTAACGATGTAATTAAAGAACCAATAGCTGACTTACAGACAGGAGCTTTCTTGCATATGTTAGAGTTAGACGGAATAGAGGGTGTTACCAAAAACACCGAAGCATGGTTAGAGAACTTTAGAGGTTTGACCACTTACCAGAAGAAGTAAATTAAGTGCAAAAGATAGTAACATTTAGTTGCTTTACACGTTAATTTTCATTATATTTAAATAAATAAAGGTTATAATATGACATTAAAAAGTTTACACCAGTACGGTAAAGGATTCCAATTGAAAGTTATTGGCTCACTACTTACAGACAAAGTCTTCTTACTAAATGTAAGAGACGTATTAAAGGAAACATACTTTGACTCAGATGCCCATAAGTGGATCATTGTAGAAATAACAAGTTACTTTGATATCTACCATACTACTCCTACTATGGATGTATTAAAAGTAGAGCTTCAAAAAGTAGAGAATGAGTTACTTAAAGTTGCCTTAAAAGAAGAGTTACGTAATTCATACGCAGCAACCCAAGATGATTTAGAGTATATTCAAGAAGAGTTTCTAGGATTCTGTAAGAATCAAGAAATGAAATCTGCAATACTAGAATCAGCAGACTTACTAAAAGAAGGAGATTTCGATGGTATTAGAAACATGGTTGAAAAAGCTATGAAAGCAGGTATGGATAAGAATATAGGTCACGAATATAACAAAGACATAGAAAGTCGTTATAGGGAAAACTACAGGCCTACTATACCTACACCATGGCCAGTTCTAAATGAAGGAATTCAAGGAGGATTCGGACCTGGAGATTTAGCCATAGTATTTGGTAACCCAGGAGGAGGTAAAAGTTGGACTTGTGTAGCTATGGCAGCACATGCTGTTAAAATGGGCTTCAATGTCAACTACTATACTTTAGAATTAGGAGAAGATTATGTAGGTAAACGATTTGATTGCTACCTTACAGGGTACTCTATTGATGAAGTAAATGATCATCGAGAAGAGGTACAGAAGCTAGTAGGAGACTTAAAAGGTAAACTTATAGTTAAAGAGTATGCACCTAAAGGAGCTACAGTAAATACCGTTAAGTCCCATATTCAAAAGTGTATTGATATGGATCATAAACCAGATTTAGTAGTAATTGACTATGTTGATTATTTAAGAGCGCCTTCTAAAGGGAAATTCTCTGAACGTAAGGATGAAATAGATGATGTATTTATTGCAACTAAAGGTTTAGCTAAAGAATTTAAGATCCCAGTAATAACTCCATCTCAAGTTAATAGAATGGGTGCTAAAGATTCAGTAATAGAGGGAGATAAAGCTGCAGGTTCATATGATAAGATGATGGTAGCAGATATGTGTTTTTCTTTATCTAGAATGAAAGAAGATAAAGTACTGGGAACCGGAAGATGGCATGTAATGAAAAATAGGTACGGAATGGATGGAATGACCTATAATCTGAAGATGGATACTAATAACGGACATATTACTTTCGATGGAGAAGCAGATATGGAGTCCTTAGAGCCTAATGCTAACGGTGTTACAGCAACTCATAAAGAGCTAGCTAAAAAGTTTTTTAGTGTAGAACAACCAAATAATAAAGTCTAGAGATATTTATTAAAGTATCCTCAAGATGATAGTAATATTTCACTTGAGGATTCACTGTCTCAATAACCCAATAATATATAAAGATATATGAGTTTACTTAAAGAAAGAATAGTTTATAAGCCATTTGAATACCCAAAAGCATACGATTTTTGGTTAAAACAACAACAAGCACACTGGTTACATACAGAAGTACCAATGGCACAGGATGTTACTGATTGGAAAAGTAATATGAAAGACTACGAAAAGAATGTAGTTGGTCAAATTTTAAAGGGTTTTGCTCAAACAGAAACCGTAGTAAATGATTACTGGTCTACGCTAGTCACGAAATGGTTTAGAAAACCAGAAGTTATTATGATGGGGACTACCTTAGGTTCTTCAGAGACTATTCATGCAGAAGCTTATTCATTATTAAACGAACAATTAGGTTTAGATAATTTTGCTGAGTTTATGGAAGATGAAGCTACAATGGCTAAGATAGAATCGTTAATGAATGTGAGAGACAATCACGACGGTACTGCAAATTGGCACGAAAGAGCTAAGTCTTTAGCAATCTTTTCCGCGTTTACAGAGGGTGTTAATCTCTTTTCTTCTTTTGCTGTTTTACTTTCATTTAAGATGAGAAATAAATTAAAAGGTGTAGGACAGATAGTAGAATGGTCTGTTAGAGATGAATCATTACACTCAGATGCAGGATGCTGGTTATTTAGGACCTTGATGGAAGAAGAAAAGCACCTTAAAAGCCCTGAACTTATTCAGGAGATAGAAGAAGCAGCTAGACTAGCAATGAAATTAGAATTTGATTTTATTGATAAAGTATTCGAAATGGGTGATTTAGAGAATCTTTCTAAAAACGAGCTAAAGAACTTTATTAAACATAGAATTAATACAAAAATGGGTGATTTAGGTTTAAAGCCTATTATTCCTTCGGAAGATATCGATAAAGGAGCATTAAAAACTATGAAATGGTTTGATGCGGTAATTGCTGGGAAGCAACAAACAGATTTCTTTGCAAACAGAGTTACTAACTATTCTAAAGGTCATATTGACTGGTCAAACGCATTTTAAAATAAATTATGAGCATAATTGTAGACACAACTAACTGGGAAGCCGGTAAGGACTATCCCGAGTGGATGAACGAGCTATCTCTAGCTACTATTTCAAATGGTTATTTATTAGCTAATGAAACCCCTAAAAAAGCATTTCGTCGAGTAGCTTCAACAGTAGCTAGACGATTAGATAGACCAGATTTAGAGAATAAATTCTTTAAGTATATGTGGAAAGGGTGGTTAAACTTAGCTTCCCCGGTACTATCTAATACAGGTACAGATAAAGGGTTACCAATATCCTGTTTCGGTATTGATACTCCAGACTCTATTAGAGGAATTGGTTTAACTAACGCTGAGCTAATGAGACTTACTTCACTTGGTGGTGGAGTTGGGATTGGACTAGGTAAAGTAAGAGGTAGAGGTGAGAAAATCGGAAACGGAGTAGGACAGTCAGAGGGTATTATACCTTGGGCTAAGATATATGATTCTACTATAATAGCTACAAACCAAGGTTCTGTAAGAAGAGGAGCAGCATCAGTAAACTTAGATATAAATCACCCGGATATACACGAGTATTTAGAGATACGT